ACTTTGTACCTTGATTTTCGCTTATTATTTCGGCGCGCATTTCGCCGTTAAGCATATATATTTTTACGCTCGCATTTTCAATCGGGTAAAAGCCTTTTGTTATGCGTTTAATATATCCGTCGCCGATAGGCACTTCGTCGTATTGCCAATATACAAAACAATTGCGATTGACAATTGTTGTATAAGCAAGTTTATATAAGAAATCTTTAAGCCCGCAAAGCGGATTTACACGTGCGGAAAATACGGCGTTGATGTCGTCGTCCATAATCAACGTGCGGCGCGGGTTTGTTGCCTCAATAACGGATTTTATATTGCACTTTGACACTTCCTCAGCAACGCGATGTATTGCCGTTTTAACGATGTCGCTTGCGTGTATATCGTTACCGTAAGACGTAAACAAAACCTTGTTTGTATTTATAAGCCTGTTATATGCGTTTTTGCTATTCCAACCCAACAAGTCGTATATAGCATTTTTCAGCGTTGACAAACGGCAAAACCTCCTTTTGGATAAAATAAAAAGTGGGTCGATATTACCTCGCGGCGCGCAATGCGTCCAAGATAAAATATCGACCCACTTGTTTTTGATAAATCAAAAATGGGGTACTCGCCCCGTTAAGAGCGGAATATTATTATTTTGCTTTATTATAGCAAATTCGTAAATTGAAGTCAATAGTATGTGCGATGTTTATAATTTCGGCTCGCGTTTTATCGTGTACGTGTATTCGCGTCCGCATAGCGGACAATAGAACGTCGCATTGACAAGCCCGTCGCGGGCGTCATATTTGCCGATAAGTTTATTATGTATCGGGCAACGTATTTCGCGTTGATACGGTTTGTCTTGCGCGGCTATCGCGGTTATTGTATGTTGTTTTTCTGCGGTTTCCATATTCACCCTCCAATTTTCGAGATAAAAGTCGATTTACACTCACGCAACGCGGCGTAGGCGATAACCTTTGACATTGTGCCGTCAATCTTATTGCCGATGTACCCTCCGATTTTTTCGGGCATAACAAAACCGTGATTGTCGTGTTTAATTGCGGTATTGCGGAAACACCAAGCGCAAACTTCATTCGCGTTATAATTTATATGCCGCGCCCGTAAATCTTCCTCGACGGTACGCGTCGGCGTATTCAATGCCTCGTATGTCATTTTTATTTTTATCAAGACTTCTTCGTAAAAGTGTTGTTTTGTTATTTTTGCAAATTCTTTCGCGTGCCATTGGTCGTAACCAACACGATAAGGACGTATGCCGAATTTGTTATAAATTTCCCAAATATACTCTGCGACAACGTCGTCGTCAATTACATTGCCTTTTACTATGCGGCAAAGCCCCATATCCGCCCATTGCTTATAGTCGCGTTTTTCGGGATTTGTAGGCGAGTCCGTCGACTGCCCGTCGCCCGCTTTTACGTCGGTAACAAAATACATTGTGTAAAGGTATTTTGTCGGGTCGTTTGGTTTCATAAAAAGGAAAGTGCAAGCGCAAAGGTCGTTTGTTTCCGCAAGGTCGACGCCAACGATACACCAACATTTTTTAAAGTCTGTAATATCAAACGTCCCGTTGCAACCGACAATGTCCTCCTCGCGTAGCCAAGCCGCCGCCGATAATTGTTTTATATTAAATTCCTTTGCGAGCGTAAATGCCCGTTGCGCGCCATTATTTCGTGCGTCGTCGACAAGGTCGCGTAAGTCTGATATTTTTTTAACAACGCCCAACATCGGATTTGACTTATACCAAGACGCCTCATCGTTCCAAATTTCTACTTCTGTATCTTGCGTGTAAAGCCATATCAAAACGCGCGGTTTTTCCATTTCACCCTTCAGCGTTCGCCGCAAATCTTTTAAGCGTTCGTCGAGGTACCCGTCGCGGACAATGCCTTCGGTTGTAATTTCAAAATACAACGGTTCGTCTTGCGTTGTCAGCGAGGAGCGGAGCGGCATAACGGTTAAACGGTCTTTCATTTCGTGCACTTCGTCGACGATAGCAATTTTTAAGTTACGACCTTCCTTTGCTCCTTGACGCGCCGACATTTTTTTGATTGTGCCTTTATTTTGCGACGAAAACTTGCCCGTCTTTTTACGTTGCCGCGGATTACCGAAAAATATACCCTTGATGTTTTTACGAGTAACCTTGCACATCGCGGACGACTCCTCGCGAAAATTGTTAATACAATCAAAAATCAAACTTGCTTGCTCGTAGTCGTTCGACGCACACATTATTTTTTGACCCGCCTCGCCGCAAAACCATTCCGCAAGGGCAAGCGCGGCGGTGAAAGGTGTTTTGCCGTTTTTACGTGCAATAAGCAAGAATACTTCCTTGAAACGCCGCACCCACCGACCGCCGCCGAGCAATTCATTGTCGAATACATAAAAGCCGAATACCGCCTCGGCAATCGCCTTTTGATTAAGCGTCAAAATAAACGGTTTGCCCGCGAACGGGCTTTCAAAATGCTTTATGTTTTGCTCGATAAAATTTATACGTTTATGCGCCGCTGATAACTCAAAACGGTATGTATCGTTATAAAAAATATCTTGAATTAAGCCTTCGAGTTCGGTTTTCAATTCCCGTCCGATAATGATATTGCCGCGGCGACATTCTTTGTAATACTCGATTAAAAAGCTATGTTTGCCGTCAATGTCATTTGACAACGCCTCGTATTCCGCGATAGGCACAATATCGGGGTTTGCGAGTAACCATTCGGCGCGATTACGCGAAGTCGTCGAGGTCGTTATCGTCAACAACTACCGTTCCCAACAAATCTTTGTTTAATTTTTGCATTGCCGCGCTATATTGTGCCATATATTTTACGCGTGCTTTGCCCGCCGCCGTTTCGACTTGTTTGTATGGGTTTTTCGGGTCAATGTAAATCGTCGGCAAATCCTTGATACTTTCCAAGCAAGCGAAAACCTCCGCCACCTTTTGGATTAAACGGTCGTTTATTTTTAGCTTTACTTCGTCGACGTTTGCCGATTTGTAAAGGGCGACGAGCCGCCCGTATTCCGCCGCGGCGATTGCGGTAACGTCTATTTTGTTTGTCTTTGCCATTGTCCGCCTCCTTTTTTCTTTTTTCAAAACTTTTCGGGTAAAAAGTCAAATTTTTGGTGTGTATGCTAAATGTTTGGGGCAAGGAGTCTTTTAACCCTCCCGATTTTCCGACGAAGTAGGGGGGTACTCTCTGTAACGTTCCCAATATGCCGTTATCCACCCGACAACGGCGTCGCGGATTGCTTGACGCGTTATGTCTTGATACGCCCGCTTGATACATTCGTCCTTCGGCGTTGGTATATGTACAAGCTCCGCGCCGTATTCTTTAACGAAACAATCACGGTCGTAAACATCGGGATACGTGCCGATAATATACGCGTCTTGCCATTTGCGCCGCGGTGTTGCTGTTTTGATTTCGTCGAGCAAATAATCGCGGATATTAAAAGCAATCTTTTTTGTGGCGTCGGGCTTGTCGTATATGCCGCAAATACATATTGCCCGATGTATCTTGTCAAGGTCGACGACAATATCATTGCGGGTTGCAACTGATTGTACGTACGTTGTTTTACCCGCACACGGCGAGCCGTACACGAGATAAACGTGCTTTGCGCCGATTGTATTACCAAATCGGGCGTGGGCTTTATTGTGGCAATCGTGGCATAATACCGCGATATTATCGGGGTTTAACGCGATGTTTACGTCGTCGACGTTGACAAGCGTCAATTCTATTTTGTGGTGCGGTCGCAATTCCTCAATATCGAACACGCCGCCGCAATTGCTACATACGCCGCCGCTTTTGATTTTGCATAGTTGCGCCAATTCCAACCACTCTTTACGACAATAAAACGCGTGTATCGGGTCAAGTGCCATTATAAGCCCTCCATACCGTTGGGCGGCATTTTGCCGCTTTCGGCTAATTCCAACGCCTTTTTACGCAATTCGATTGATTGCGGGTCGCGGGCGTATTCGGTCGGGAAACGATTAATCAAGAGGAATTGCAACATACCCGCGTTGGGCTTTGCAAACTTTTTATGCGTCGTTACTTTATGACCGATAACGTTACCTTCATTTGTTTTGATTTCGATTGTATCGGTTTCGATGTACTCGTAACCCATAGCAACCTCGTATGATTTGTTGATAACGTCCGTTTTAAATTCTTGCTTTGCTTTTAATAGCGTTTCGGATAATTCGGGATTATCCTTTTTATATTGCGCCCATTGCGTCTTACCGACGCCGTAATATTCGCATAATTGACCCTCGGTTACGCCGCACCGTGTATAACGTGCAATATTCGCCATATATGGATATACTTTAACGGTGTATTGACTCGGACTTCCGCGCCTCTTTTTTTCAGCTTTTGCGGCTGTCGAAACGTTCGCAGTATCTGCTGAAGTTCTCGGCTTTTTTGCCGCCGAGGGTTTTTTTGACTGTTTCGGCATTTCTTAACCCTCCCGTCCGTCAATTAAAAACTTGCTTATTACTGTTATCGGCGTAATCGTAAACGCGATAATTACGGGTATACAACACGCAATCCACGACATAGCGGACGCACCGCATAATTTACAAATAATGAAAATTGCCGAAAGCGGCACGCAAATTACGCTTATAAGCAAGCAAACAATGTAAGTAAGGTTAATTATCTTTTTTGCCATTTTGTTTACCTCCGTAGACGAACAACCTTTCGACGCGGTCTTGTTTCCCGCGGTTGTTTAAGTGTGTTTTTATTTTTCGCGACCAAATACA